ACTGACAGGTTGGTGATGATGACTGCACATACTGCGAAGCTCACTACGTACCACAAGCATCCCTTCGTATCGATCTGCTGAATCGTTTGGAAATGCTGTTGCGTCTGGTGCGTGTTCATATCTACCTGCCATTATTTCGTTAAAATACATTTTAGCCAGTCTACGTGCTGTGCCTTTACTATTAGGATCGTTTTCTCTATCAATCAACAAACGGTCTAATACTGTTTCAAACGCTTCAGTTGCTTCATCAATCAGACGCTCTACATCACCTTCGTGTAAGTAGTCGCTGATATTATCACCTGCCCAGAACCGTTTATTGTCACGTTTCATTTTAGTACGAATTACATCTGCAAAATATGCTTCTTCGTATCCCTTGTCAGACATATCTTCACCTGCTTTTACATATACTTCATGTTTCAAAGGTACAAAATTATCTGGTTTAAATTCTGGTGCAGGTCTAAGTGCAGGGTCTGGTGTAAATTCTCTTGTCAATTTATTATTCTCCGAGTTATTGTCGTGGATGACTATTGTACATTGTACTAGATTATTTAGGTTTTTGCAACCTTAATAGGACATTTTTCTTAATTGCTGTCTTCAATACGCTCAATTGTACGCCTAGTTTATTTGCGTACTTTACCCAAGCGGTTGTATCTTTTGGAAAGCACATACCACCAAATCCGTAGTAACCATCTGGACCTGGTACCTGCATGTGACTTAGTCCAATTCGATTATCTTCTGCTAGATACATTCTAATAGTATCCCAACGATATCCATGTGCCACTGCTAGCTCACTCATTTCATTCATAAACACTACTTTAGTAGCTAGATATGAGTTGATAGTGTATTTGACAAAGGCAGCTTCACCTATTGAACAATGTTCTACCATTGTTATAGGTTGTACTAGTTTGATAATACGTTCTGCTTCATTTCTATAGGCAGCAATCTTACCACCTATAATTGCATTTTGTTCTTTGAGATAATCTTGATTAGCCCTAGCGGCTGTTAAAAACTCTGGTATGTGTACTAGATTAGGATAGACAGTCTGCATTTTTTCGTAGAACTGTGGTGTAGCAGTGGTCTTGCTGATGATTACATTTTTATAATCCTGCAACATGTACAGCACAGAGTTTAAAATGCTAGTATCACATTCACCAGAATCTTTTGATGGACTAGGCACACATACAAATACTGCCTCACAGTCTTGTAAATCTGCATAAGTTCCTGTAGATTTTTTTGGATCAATGTCTACAACAACTACATCAGTAAACAAAGTTTCGTAGGCATTGAGTATAGCTTCTCCAACAAACCCTAATCCGACAATACCTATTTTTGTCATATAACCTCACTTAATAATATACGACACATCTTTGCATCTTTTGTTGACTTAAAGATAAAGATCATATAATCTTCTTTTGGTCTGTAATAGAATCGATCGCCCGGCAACCCAAATACTGACAATACTTTAGCACATGCTTCATTCCATCCATAGGCGACATTAATACCGTGATTCCAATCAACTTGTACAATTTGATCAGGATTATCTATATAAGTCCACCAAGGTTTTTCTAAGACCATCATTTGCGATAGTTACCTTTTTCTGGTATAACATGTCTAACACCGCCACGTGGATCTTCCATGTCACCCTTACGTCTTGGTATCATATGTATATGCGGATACATTACTGTTTGTCCAGCTGTTTCCCCGACGTTCTGCCCGATGTTAAAGCCATCCCACCTTTCTGCTTCAACTCCTTCGAAGCCAAATTTGTAGGCTGCTTTGTAGCACTCCCAGAGATTGTTACTTGACTCTTGGGTAGGCACAAATAACAAATGCCCCTGGGTAACTGGATAAGCATCTCTGAAGATCCAAAAGTCTTTTGTTCTGAATTCAATTTCTGTCCACGGAGCTCTTTTTTCATTTAATGCCTTTTCTAAATCAGTTGTCATTAGACCATGTCCTTAAACATTCGTTTACGACCATCTTCACCTAAATTTTCGTCAAAAATTTCTCTAACTCGTTGTAACATAGCACAAGCAATCATTAACATATCTTCTGGATTATCACACATATAGATAGTTTCTTTAGCTTTGGATGCTTCTTCTCTAGTATAACATCTCTTTCGGGAATTGCCAAGACTTTTTCGATTGTGTTTAACCGTTCTTCTAAGTCAACACCGTTAATAACCATTCGACCTTTAACTTCTAGTTCTGCTGGATTGTTTCTGGCAATCATTACATGATCAGCTATACTAGTAGTATTCGTCCAACTTGTTCCATTACTTCCGGACGTTAAAAACTGTCCAGCAGTAGTGTTAGTGGTATAAAGCTGTTGTATCGTGTCAAGTGCCGATTTTGCGTTGTTCGAGGTATTGCTCATTGTGTATCCATTTGTTCTTTACAAGGAAACCCCACTCACGTTTTTGTGGACCAGGCATAAACATAGTCCAGCAATCTACGCTAGGATCAAGCTCAATACGATGATAGCTGTTAGCGCCACATACACGAAAACTGCCGGGTCCTCGCCATGTAACCGTTTCAGCGATCTGTTTACCTGCTGAGTCAAAGACAGGAGTCCATTCATAGTATCCACCTTTTAAAATTAGAGTAGCGTAAGGCCATGGATGATCATGCACATCGTCAGGGTCTGACTTAAGAAATTTGTGTAGAAATATGTTAAACGGGAACATTTTTCTATCTTTGAGAAAAACATAATACCGTTCTAGATATGGGTCGTTATCTACACGATCCATAATAATTCTTTTACGATCGTTGCGTTCTAAAAAACTAAAGAATTTATTTTTTAGGAGTTGGATTATCATAATCATCCTTTACTAATTGATACACAGTTTGAAAATTTCTAAATGCTATTTCTAAACCTGGATATTTTTCACACATATCTTTTACTCTATCCCAGTCTGGGAAAGTGTCAATCCATTCTTCTGGAAAATTAAAAGTGAATTGATCAGTGTTTATATCAATATCATTAATAGTAATTCCAGATCCTACAGTGTACACAGATTGAGCAGCTCCGACACTAGATGGTAGTGTAATTGTTCCAAAATCGTGAGAATTATAAGAATAATCACTGCTAGTAATAGTAATAGTATTACTAGCAGATCCGATTGCACCTGTAGAGTTCATAGTATCATTAACTAAACTGTCTAACAAGTTCTTTGGCTGAGAAGAATTGCTCATGTAAATCTCTTGTTTGTTTTTTAAGTTGCGGCAAGAACTTTTCATAATTATCCATGTACTGTATAATTTTATGACAGATTTCTTGTCTATGTATTAGATATTGATCCCAGCTTTCTGTCCACTCCGATGGATACTTAAATGTATCATATGCCATCTCACTGTAACTTAGTCTGTCAGGCATCATAGGAATAGCGTCAACAAGTGCGCCTTCGTACCAACTAATACCTAGTGTCTCTTGTAAGTTAGCACTGAACACTAATTTACTTTCACCTAGTAAGTTGTGATATTCATTCTTTGTTAGCTGTTGATCCTGGCAAACAATAAACTCATATTGCGGCAAGTGTTCTTTTAGATCTCTAAAAATTTCAACCTGTTTCTCTGGAGCGATGCGATGCGGGAACAAAATAACATCTCGCTTAGGCATGTTTTTATATGAAGTTAGTGTAGAATCCATATACTCCATAGGCCATCCTGTTCTTACAATTTTTCCACTTTCTATGTTATTGTCAATCCAGTCGGACCAGGTACCTTCTTTAAAAGTATCTGCAAACAATCTAATATGAAAATTTGTAGCAAAGTAGTTGTGGTCAACAGCGTGAAAGAAACTACGTTCAGCATTTCTAACCCAAGGTGCATTGCCAATCAACCTTCCTAGAAAGTCTTGCGGATCATAGCTACCGGCATGCCATAATGCATGAATGGTTACAGGAATCTGCAACAATTCACTCATGTACTTTAAGTTTATGATACCAGGATGCCAAGCGTCAGTAAACAAAAAATGATCGCCAGGCTTAACTGCTCCGGAGCAAAATAAACGGCCCATCTGCTCAACTTGTGCAGACTTATAGATATTAGTGCCGCCGAAATTAAGAAAGGCGCCAGGAGTAGTGGCACTAGGAATGTCCGTAGGACCAGAGATAATTTGAACATTGTGTCCTGCTTTTTTTAAGAGTTTAGGCACATGAGTCTTCCATTGACCCGTGTACCTTGTTTCTACGCTTTCTAAATCAACGAGAAAAATTGTCATTGCGTTGACGATAGTTATTGTTACCACTGCGATTGTATTCGCCACGTGGCTTACGTGGACGAGTACTGTAGTAGTAGTTGTTCCACACTTGACTTTCTCTGTTGTAGAGATTAGCTTCGTTAAAGTCGCACAATTCAAAGCGACAAAAATCGTGAAACTTTTCTAAATCATCAAAGATCTTAACAATCTCGGGTTTAGCTTCCCAGTAGTTAACATCGCGATAGTTCTTAGCCATTATAGCTTTCCTTAATATTTAATAAATGAACCATTTTCTCCGTCTTCGGAGATCTCAATCCAAACCTCGCGGTCTGGATACTTTTGTGAGACTTGAGCGTATAAATCATCGCTCATCATCTCGCAACTTTTGTAATCTAGCGACAATACACCTTCGTTGCTAGAATACAGTTTTTCAAGCCATCGCTTGAATTGAATGAACTCCACGTCTCTGTCGTTATGCGTAACAGATAACCAGACCCTAAAGTGAAAGATATGGCGATGTAGATTAGCCAAAAACGAAACATCATACTCATCTCCTGTTGCTAAGTTTGAATCTGTTGCGGCTGCTGGATATTTGTGCATACCTTCTTTACGAAAGGTAACCCAAATCATTTTATTAGGGCGAACGTCTTGTCTAATAATCATTTTACGATCTCATCGTTTTTATATTGTGACCAGTCTGTAAACTTACTACGATCCATTAGTGTGTGTAGACTGTGGGACCACACACCGGGATTAGTTGCCTTAAAATCTTTATCATCTATTTTAAGCATTGTATTATAATTCCAAAGTTTTACATAAGGAATTGGCACTCTTATCTGCGGAATAAAATTGTTGTACTCACAATAGCCGCTTTCGTGAAATTCTTCAACTTGATTAATAGGGATGTCAAGACTGCACAGGTATTCTTTTTCTAAAAAGAAAAGGATCATATTTTCCCATGCTTTATGCTCTTTGTATGATTGTGGATTAAAACTATGATTAGCACCAAAAAAGATATGCTCACAACCTTGTAAGTTTAATGCAATATCTTCGACTGGTTGTACGCCATTTACAAATAAAGTCTTCATTCCATACGCAGGAGTATGCTCTACTTCTTTGCCAATAAAGTAAATTACATCTTCTTTTACACCATCTGTATAATCACGCTTCATTTTTCTTACCTTCTTCGTATTGTTTAAAAAGCCTAGTTGCAGGTTCCATGCGTTCAGCAAATACGTCTGGCGCACCTTCTGCTGCCATTTTCATATCCCATCCGCTAGGATAGTGTCGCAGGCAATACCTAGCACCGTCTTTAATACTTTTAGGAACTCGTGGTGTGATAAGTATCTCTCTTAAGAACTTTTCCGTTTGCACCACGGCTCTATATCTTTCGTCTGGCAGTGTCATTCAAATAAACTATCAAAGGTTGTAACAACGGGTTCTTCAACTTTAGCTACTCGTAGATCGGAAAAATCTACAGTAGGAATACCAAATTCTTCAGCTTTAGTGTGTGCATTGACGGTCTTCTTGCCAGTTGCACCACGTGTACCGATAATAGTCATCCAAAACTTACTGTAATATTCAATGATAGCATTTGCATCATCTCTATTATCACAAGCAAATATTGCTTCTACTATGTCCTTATAATACACTCTATCGAAGCGTTCGTCAACTAACATGGCAGGCAATTTGCCCAAATCATATTGTCGATTGGCTTCTTGTACTGCGTTCAAGTGCATCCAAACATTATGACCCATCATTAGTGCATAGCTAAATGAATCCCAGCTTGTCTTGCCTTCCTTACCGTTCTTATTTAGATCACCAGGTGCATAGATACAAATATCTTTCATTTGAATTTGATCAATAATTGGACTAGATTCAAACTTTTCAAAGATACCGTCCTGTAGCACTGCATCCTTAAATAAGCGAGAGTCGGTAGCATACTTCTTATCATCCGCACTCGCCTGCATACGATAAACCCATTTGGTACGATCTTCAGTTTCTGTGTTGATATAAATTTGCCCATTAGCAGTTGCTAGGAACGGACTTGCACAGTCAAAGCTGATAGTAAAGTTTGGATTATGATACTTGCGTACTGCACGTTGAATATCTGTTAGTAGCACAGCCCACTCTAACTTTGACGTACCCAAGAAGTGCATCCAGTCATGTTGACCCTGTTCTAACAAACCATCAAATCGTAGAGCTACTAGGCGTTTGAGCACAAGGTGAATATCACACATGTTCTGTCCACCCATGCCCCAACCATTAAATGCCTTATCACCGTAGACTTTAGTATCACAAAAGTCTTTGACCTGTTGATACCAGTCATCTGCTTGTTCGTGTGTTTCACCTTGTAAAACATTTAAGAACTTGCAGTTGCCATTACGATGTTTAATAAAGTATTCATTATTAAATCTAGTAGCATTAACTGCCTGCTGATATGATTCAATACCAGTTGCCTTACGTCCAGCAGGACTACGTTCTACCCAAGCTGGGATATCAAGTACCATGCCATAGTCCATTAGCGTGTCCATCCAATTCAACACTAGTTCACGCTTCTTCTGTGCGGCATCTAAGCGAGCTTGATAGAGCTTAGGGTGATCTACTTTGGTAAACTTTTGATTACCATTCTTATCAGTCTTGGGATGGCCTGTTGGATGGAACTGAGGTACAAGTTCAACGCCCTTAGCATTGACTTCTGCCCACATGGCAGCAACTTCTGGTCCTGTGGGATCACGCCACTCGCCTTCCCATACACCTTTACCAATCTGGAAACCACCTGAGTCTCCTAAGACCCAACTAGTGCTACGGTCTCTGATACGGAACATGTCCTCAGTTTCGTCTGGCTTGGTAAGATCTAAGTTAGCATGTCCTGCAGAGTATAGGCAATGATCAAAGTAGAATGCACCTTTATCTGGATTTAGATAATTGAGACTTTCTACTCCATTGGCTAAACTTGGCGGTATACGTGCAGGATCTACATAATTTCCATAGCGTTGTTTGCCTATGAACGTTGAGTAGAAACCTGACGTAGCTGGCAAGAAGTATGCGTAATCGCTTTGCTGTGCAGTCAGGTTTTTATTCATTACTTGCTCTGTGCTGGTAGAATGTAGTTGTATTCAGCAAGGCCTGAATCAACTGTAATTTGCATAGCACCTGCATCTGCAATACGCATAGTCTTGTCACCTGCAAGAGAAAGAATGCTCATAACTTGATTAACAGGCCATGACCATGCTTGGCGTAATTTACCCTTAACTCCTGACTGGAATGTAAAACTACCTGCGTGGGTACTTGCATCACCAAAGAAGAATACTAGATCACCGTCTTCTGTTTTAACTTGAAAAACGTTTTCTTCTGTATGAGCACTTGCCTGTAATTTTAAACGCCCCATACTAGCAACTGTAGGTTCAAACTCGATATCCCAGTTAGCACCTTTAAACTTAACTGTCTTAAGTTTTTCATTAATGATCTCGCTATTCATAAAGCGATAGTCATTAACAAAGTCTCCAGTTGCGTTTTCAAAATGTAAATTAGTAGGAGTATCAACTCCATTGCGTTGTTGTTTAACAACCTCAATACTTGCACCTTCCTTGTACTCTGGATTCTTCAAATGTTGTGCTAACTTATCTAAGTTAGGCATGCCAAACACACCTTCGAACTCGGGTACTTCTTTGTGTGTTTTTGCAGTAACAATAACACTACGGTCTTCAGCCATTGATTCAATTGTAGTAGAATCTTTTTCGCCAGTAACTTTAACCAGTGGTAAGAAGCCTAATTGATGTGTATGTGCTACGATGTCTTGTAAAATGTCTTTCATAATGTTTCCTTTGTGTTAGTATATAGGTTTTTAGATTAGAAGTCAAATAATTTATTGAAAGTATTTGTCTGTTCGGTTGATCTGATATCCCAATTAAGAACGCCAATTAGATTTTCTAACTTATTGTCAATAATTGTAGATTCCATTTCTTCGTGGTCAAACGGTAATTCTTTGAACCACTTAGGTAAGCGCAACTCATCAACCGGATAAGCTACACTAGTAAATCCTAACGGATTATCTTTTAGCTTACAGACAATAACTTTGGCACCGTCTGTAATCTGCATTGAATACTTGTCGTCCATCATACGCTTTAAAGTATTCCAGTTAAGACTTGCACGAACGTGTCCGGGCATGTTAGTCTTGCCTGCTTTTTCTTCCTTACCGCGATATGCTGAGATGTTGTTAGCACGTTTAGGGCTACCTTTCTCCCAACCTGGTCTGGCCTTGAAATTAGTACGGAATTCAGTAATATGATCTAGTACTTGTGTTTCAGTATGACCTGTAAGTACTTTTTCTAAAATATCACTTAAAAAGTTTTGAATAAATTCAGGAGTATCGCTACGTTTCAGATCCAAACCCATGGCCTTGATCTTACCTGGTTTATCATCTACGTCAAGCCGTTTACCTTCCTTATCATAGTAAAGAACAGCATAACTCCCGAGTCGATATCTTTCTTAAGCGTCTTATAAGCAGAAAAATAACAACTATCAGTGTCACCGTAGATAATAGCTTTTCCAACATGGTTATTATCTCCTGTAATAATTTCATTAACTTTGCCAGCCATGTGTTTAGCAATAGCGCGACCAGTCAATGTAGTACTTTGTCCAATACGCTTGTCAAAGAATCTGCAACCGGGATTAAGAATGGCACCATACAAACTATTAAGATTAATTTTTTTAACGAGCTGTCGCTTGTCCCAGTATTCTTCTTCAACAGTATTCCCAGCTTTAATACATTCTTTTAGTTTGGCCTGCATCTCTTTACGTTCAGCATACCAGCGTTTTAACAATCCGGGAATAATACCTTCTTTCTCATAGGTAAAGATAGTACCATTAGCACTTAAAATAAATGGTTGATTACTGTCGAATATTAATTGATATACCTCGGCAGCACTTAGTTTGTCAACGCTCCCATCTTCCCAATCAATAGTAATCTCAGTACCAATTTCTTTATTCATTACTGCTGTGTATTCTAATGAACCAAACATACCTTCCCAAGCTGCCGCAAATGATTTGCCTTTGGCCTGCAAATCTTCTAGATATGCTTTAGTATTGTCTTGACGTAACTGTCCAACAATAGTTTCTGGGCCCATATTAAGCGCACGAATGGCACTAGGATATAGACTGTTAATGTCTAATGATCCAATCCAGTCGTGTATGCCTTCTTTAGGATAAGCAACATACGCACCAGCGGCACCGTTATCAGCATTTTCATCACGTTTAGGTCTATTAGGAACTTGAAATCCTCTACGATGACATTCGTTAATAATAGCCTGTTCAGTAACAGCTACGGCGCCCATAGTGGTCTGTAGCAATACTGTGCATTCGTGTGCTAGCTTGTTTGACAAGTCAATAAACTTTAGTTTCTTATCAAGTTTATCTAACAATGCACAGTCTTGTCTGTTATATTGAACAAACTTGCGAAAGTCGTTGTTATACAGTTGATCCAATGTACCTTCGTAGACAGTCTTTGATTCACCGATTTCCATCTCACCAATAGCATCTAATCGATAGGTGTGACGTTCTTCATATGTATACTTTCGATAAAGTTCAAGACTGTCTAAGTGTACACGACCGTGTAGGTCATATGTAGTGGCAATCTTACCGTACTTTTCGTATTCACGCTTCTTAGGGAATTGATCCCACAGGCAAAGTCTACGTGTGTCATCTTTGCTTAACACTTTAGTAATGCGGTTAACAGTATAGGGCATATCAAAGCCTTCACTGTTCCAACCGCTAAGGATGTCGGCATCTTGAATAATATTCAAGAATGTATCTAACATGTCTGCCTCATTGTCAAAGATATGTGTATTGGGGAAATCTTTAACTAATTCTTCGGCTTGTTTAATGCTCATGCCCTTTGGGGGTATAGCTAAACAAATAAGAGTATCTAACCATTGTAGGTGAACAGCAATAGCAGTGATTGGCATGAATGCATCTTCTGGCGATGCGTAGCCACGTTCTGGATCAAAGTCCACCTCAATATCCCAAAAAGCTACATTAAGTTTTGGTGCGTCTTGATTTAGATAATTTTCGCTAAGTGTAACAAATATCGGATTGATATCTGCTTCATACAACTTTTTATTGTTATGTATGCTTAATTCTTTACGGAAATCTTTGGAGTTTTTACAAACGACCCTGCTTAACGGTTCTCCATAGATACTTTGGAATTTACCTCGAGGGTCTGTGTGATAAAACGTATAACGTACGGGAAACTCTTTAAATACTCGTTTTCCTTCGTTATTGCGTTCTACAATTTTAACGATATCAGCGTCACGCTGAAAAAATGCGTCTACATACAAATTAATCTCTCCTATGCAATTTACGGCTTGCAAATACCAACATGCGGATTATGGCCCGCCTACCATCTACTGTTTATTTAATTAATTATCATTCTTACTAAGCCAACAGTGTCTATTGTGGTTAGCAGAATATAGTTAGCGAGCATGCCAAAAGATTTCCTAGTCCAAGCAGCCCAAGCATACATAGCACAGCCAAGGATCCAAATGGGATAAAGAGTAAGAAGCGGTGGAGTTGGGACTGTGACCGCCATAGTAATACTGCAACCAATACTAATAGCCCAAGCAAACAACTCAACAATAAAGCGAATTCTATTAGACTTAAAGTCATCTCGAATCCAATCAAATGTTGGTTTTAGTAATTCATTCATCTTTTGGCAAACGATTAGTAACGCCTAGAATCATTTCAATATCATTCCACGCTTGTTCGTGTTCTTTCCAATTGTCTTTGTGTGCAATAGAAATAGCTTTGTTGATAATACTTGGTTTGACTTCCAATTCTTCTGCTACTGCTTTAACCGTTTCTTTAAGCCCTTCTTTTAAATCTTCAATTTCACGTAAAACGGTACTGCCTTCGTTGATTAAACGTTCTAATTTGGCTTTTTCTTCAGGCCCATACATGCGTGTACTCATTGACACTCCTTTAAAATTATTGTATAATAATAACATACTTAGCTACACAAAGCAACATATATGAAAAAATCTATTGTAATTAGTTTGTTAGTTTGTTCAAATCTAGCATTTGCCCAATCTTTCTACGATTGGGATAATCCTAGTAAGAAGTTTGATCTTGCAAATGGTCAAAAACAAATTCAGTTGACTATTGTTCCAACTGACAATGTTCTGGGATTATGTAACAAGGAAGCACGAAACAGAGGTTTTAGTGAATATAAATCTGCTATCAATAGCTGTGCATTTTGGAACGGTGATTTAACTCAATGCACTATAGTTGTTCCTAAAAATACAAGTATGCATATATTAGGGCACGAATTACTGCATTGTATAAAAGGTAACTGGCATTAAAAAAGCACCCTAGGGTGCTTTTTTGTTATACTCGAATATTTCGAATCATTGCCAGTACAGCATCGTCTTGTCTAACAACGCTTTCTTTTGCAGGAGATGTTCCGCCTGCCGGTATGCCTAATTTTGCTCTACCTTGATCAATTATAGACGGTTGTGTTGCCATTCTTTGACTAACTGATAGTTTAGTTGGATCTACAGGTGCAGCTGGACTGGCCGCTGTACCACCTGTTGGTGCTGGCTTAGCCATTGCGGCAGAAGCTGCTTGACTATCTTTGGCTGCATTATACGGTGCTGGCTTAGCTGGACTAGCTGCTGTACCACCTACAACTCTTGGATCAGTGGCCGCTGTCATACGACCTGATAAATCTGTACCTGGTGCACCAAATTGTTTTTGTGCGGCTGCAGTAGCTGGCCCCATAATGCCGTCTGCTTTAATCTTAGCACCTTTCTTAATCAACTCTTGTTGCATTGCCATTACTTTAGGGTCTGGTGTAGGCTTTGGCTTAGCAGGACTTGCCGCTGCTCCGCCTGTTGGTGCAGCCGCATTAGCTGCCACAGCTTTATCAACACCAGTTACATCGTCCTGTGCACCGGATGCTAGTGCGGCAGTTTGGGCAGCATTGACTGCACCTGCTTGTCCCATACTCATATCTGTAGCACCTGCAGCAACGTCGGCCTTGTCAGCGGCAGCTTGAGCTGCTGCTTCTTCACCTGGATTGCCTACTCCAGTGGCAGCACTTGTTGTGGCCACTTTATCTGCTGCTGCTTGAGCCGCTGCCTCTTCGCCTGGATTACCTACACCAGTTGCGGCACTTGTTGCAGGAGCTGCCGCTGGCTTACCTTTGTTAGGAGCACGAGCTAAAATAAATTTATCAGTTGGGTCAGCACCACCTAACCATTTCTGATCTTCGGGACTTAATGCTGCCCATGCTGCTGATTTAACAGGATCGCTAGCGTGTGGATTTTCAGTTAACGTAGATTCTTCAATCTCATAACCAAATTCTTCGACTAGTCCACGTGCGATAGAGCTTTTAAAAACAGGTACTGTAGACTGACGAACAGGTGCTACTGATTCTGTAATAACTTTCTTTGTCTCTACAGATTCCGTAACGATCTGTGTTTTATTGATTGTTTCTAACTTCTGCATTAATGCTCTTAAATCCATTTTGTTCCCCAAATAATCTATAATATATTTATGCTCACTTAGCAGTCTACGGTAGCGAATCGCTTTCTGCGGGCAGCAGCCTCCCCACACTTAAAAACGCAAAGGTCCTAAGGTAGTGTGTTCTTATTCTTTAGAAGTAGCCCTTAGCTGCCAGCTGTGTTTGCGATGTGCATCCATGCGTCCTGCTATAAAGTCACTTAATCCGTGTTCGCCTGCTTGTTCAGAAAGATCAAATACTATCTTTAACAATTTAACCATCTTATCACTGTCTTGCAGTAATTCTGCAATCATAGCTCTATCTTCAAGTATGTTTAACTCATCTTCAACTTGTGTTAGCATTGAAAAACGTGAATAACTAGCAGGTGTATATGATCCTAATTTGCGAATGTTTTCTGCAAAGTCGTCAATTGCACCATACACTTCATCATAGACTGTGGCAAACAACATGTGTAGTTGTGGAAACAATGGTCCTTCTACATTCCAATGAAAGTTTTGTGCTTTGATAGCAAATGCGTATTCACTGGCAAATGCAATCTTCATTGCTTTTTTAAGTTCGTCCATTACTTCTTACCTGCTTTCTTTTTTGCAATAGCGATAGCTGCCTGTTGTGCCGCACTTGTTGCCTCACCAATCTTTTCACAGTCGTTTACACGCTTGCCTGCGTTCTTACCTGTACCTGGTTTTGTTCCAACCTTACGGTGTCCTGGCCAGCACTTCTCTGGACCTGCTACACTTTCTTGAGCTGTAGTATCTAACAGCACATACATCTTATCACCAACTACGTATGCTTTAGCTGGAATAACTTTACCACTCATTCCTATTCTTGGTCTAATACCATCACCAAAAACTCCGACTACATTATAAGTTGTACCACCGTATTCAACAGTTGAGCCACTTGTCTTTACATTAGTAGGTGCCGGTTCTGCTGCTGGAGGATTAGGCTTGCCTGTTAGTCGATTGATGTTTGGGTCAGGGAATGATCCGTCTGCATTAGGAGTTACTCTACGAGTGATATCTTGCTCTATAACTTTTTTAGCAACACGTTCGGCTAGTTGACGAGAACGATCTTTATTACGAGTTGCAGCTTCAGCAAGTTCAGTTTCAACTGCTTTAAAATACTTACCAATCATACTAGGCGTTGCGCCTTCTTGTACGTTAAGTACTGGGTTAGTAATTGTTTTTTTAGGTTCTGTATAGTGTTGCATTGTTAATGCTTCGGCACTAGTAGAACGATTCAATGGACCTTTACCTTCTACAATAGTAAGAAACTTTTTTATGTCTGAAGAATTCACTTCAGCTTTGGCCTTTGCGCCATCTACTGCCTGTAGTATTTTCTTCATGTCCATGATTTAACCTTGTGTTACACCACGTGGTCCGCGAGTATCTTTAACACCACCGGCTTTCATCAATGCAGTGCGATCACCATAGTTTTTGCGATCAACGTCTTTGGCTGCTTGTTTAATAGGAGGAGTTTGCGATTTCTTTTCAACGTGCTTCAACGGATCAAACTTATCACCTTCATACATACTGCCACATTCTTTTAGACCGTGTACTGGGCATGACTTGCCTTTAGCAGTGTGATTACATTTTGCCGCAGCTTCTTTAACTTTTTTATCCTTGCCGCCTTTTTCGTCTTTGCCTAACCGACCAGCAACAACATCACCTTGTGTTACTTTATCATAGGGTTTAGCATTGTTAGCTAGATTACCGTCGCCTTTTTTAGATTTGGCAGCTTCTTTCATTGCAGGGTTTGTAGGACCAGGTGCAGCAGCACTCCACTCTTTACCTTTATTAGGACCAGAAGTGATTACAGGATAACGTCCTGTCTTAGGATCTTTCTTTGGAGGAGCAGTAGCACCATCAGGATTCATAGGAACAGCAGTCTCGTTAGTGGTCTTAACTCCGCCCTTCATAATAGTTTGCTTACCTGGATTAGCTTTGCCCCATGCTTTGCTATCTTTCTCTTGTGCTTTATCGTAGGCTTTGTCACCTGCTTTCTCAGCAGCAGACTTTGACTTAGCTTGTGACTTAGGCTCAGTATGCTCTTCGTCACTGAATCTGTTTGGATTTTCTTTATGCTTAGTAACACCTTTCTTAGAACGATCAATCTCACCACCAGTTGATGACTTCTCTTCGTCTAGAGCTTTTTCTTTCTTCTTCATCTCGTCTTTAGCTTTCTTGGCCTCTACCTTAGCTTCTGTTAGCTTTTGTGCAAATGCACGACGAATGCTTTCTGAATACATGTCGCTGTTTTCAATAGCACTACCGTACTCACTGATCTTCATTTCGTATTCCATGTAGTGATACACAGACGCAATATAGTCAGCGGCTTTAGTAATCTTAGCCTGTACCCAACCTTCTAGCTCTTGATCTTCTTGGATCATTTTGAATAGCTTAAAGCTGTATTGAGCGCATTTAAATAGATCGGCACGAGCCATTTTTGCTTCGTGATCGTCTGGGCGGTGAAAGTTATCTTGCATTTTGAGAATTCTCCAATATCGTAGTATTTATCGTTTTAAGCTGCCACCAGTGAGCAAATTAGCCCCTTTAATATCTAGTGCGTTTTTAGCAGTGCCGTCTTTATTTTTATAAGTTTTAGCTGTTTTATTCTTGTAAACAGCTCCAACGCTTACATTGCCGGCACTAGTAGCACCGGCAGTGGCAGTTTCTTTAATTAGTATTTCTCTTATTTTCATAGTATTACTCTAAATATTGTGGAAACTTTTTGTTAAAATGACGCATAATAATTCCTGCTTGTGAATTAGCTTGATTTTCTTCAGCACTGCCGGTCATTCCGCTATCGTCATTTAGTGTGCCGTTTAAGTCTTGTTTAAAATGTACTAGCTCATGCGCTAGTGTTCTAAGTATGTCTGCAGGGTGACGATCTTTTAACGCTAATTGAATAGTACCGTCGTCGGGATTATAGCCACCAAAACTAGGTTGATCACCTGTCTCTATAGTTTTATGAACGCTAATTCTAGGCAGTTTGTTTAATTTTAACATCTTCATTGCAAACGGTAGAAAGTCTTCTAGGGCATCCATTGTACTCGGATGTATAACAGTTTCATTAAGTGACTTCTTTTTCCCTGCTTTCATGTTAGCTAGCCAATGAGCTAGTTGACCTTTACGTCCGCCTTGTTTAGCAGTCTTACGTAACGAACTTACAGATGCTTCATTCTCAATGCTTTCGCCTCCGCCTCCACCATCGCCTCCACCATCGCCTCCACCACTATCTCCGCTATAGCCAGCATAGTATCCATAGCCACCGTAAGGACCTGGACCGTAAGCTGCATGCCTAACTTTTTTACGCTTACGTTTTTTAGCTTCCCCTACATTGTAAGTAGGATCTGTTTTCTGACGAGGCATACTTTTAGGTTGATTAGGATCAACAGGATCAATATCAGTAGTGCTAAGACCTGTTTTCTTGAGCGCATCGATATACTTGTGTTCTTCTTCTTCACTACCAAATGCCATAATAGTACTTGGAGGTCCTTTACCAAAGTCGTGTTTACCTAACCCTTTAAGATTACTAATGTGTTGACCTAGTTTATACCAGTCATATACATCGCTAACATCTACCTTAACAGTGCCAGCCGGCATTGTAGGTTTAGTTTCCGGACCAGGCGGAGGACCGTTTGGATCGTAATCTTCTTCTTTATTTCTACCTGCGCAGTGAGCTTTTTGCGAAAATCCCTTAGGGCTTGCACAATTTATTGAGCGTTTATACTTGTCGCTCCAGGTTTCGCTTATAAGCTCACGTAATAACATATATTAACCTTCAAACACGTCTAGTGCATCGTTCCAATGTTTGATACGATCTTCTAAACCAATAGTTCCACCATTGATACGTTTACTTAGTAGGACAATGTCACCAGTGTCGCAGATCTCGTTTAACTTGTTCTTATACCAGAACCAGCAGGCAGTGATAATAGCATACTCTGGTGTACGTACTAAATCTGGGTCATTGGCTAGTGTATCGTCACCAAATAGATCACGACTACACTGTGTATAGTTTGCACGACCTGTTAACTGTAGTACACCACGACCACGAAACTTGTATCCATCACCTGACGCTTCTGGACCATTGCCCATGCGCCCACCGTAGACACGATTAGCAATCATCTCTGCCTTTTTAGCATATTGATTTGCAATAGCATCATCCGGGAAATACTTTCCAAATATACTACGTAGGCCTTTTGCACTGTAGTTTAGATTTTCTTGTAAAATAGTAAAGTCTGCACTTTCGTGTTGTCCTTGTGCTACAAATCCTGCAACACGAGCTGGTGTAGTAATGCCAAACTTTGGCAAGTATGTATTCATTGCATTGAACCAGAATGCCGGTTCTTTGTTTTTGTGTAGTAGGTGTGCTACTTTTTCTTGTGTAAAATCAAATTCAAAACTCATATTAATCTCCAATAGGCTTTTCGCCAGTCATGTAAGGTAGACTAAACCATAACTTAAACCAATCAGGTGTTCCTGGTTTAATGTTATGTTTTTTCATCAACTGACCTTTTTCATTGCCAGTGACGCTGATATTACTGCCTTCGTTAATGTCATAAGGCTGTAGACCTTTATAACTATTAACACCAGCTAGGCGTTTTAACTGTGCAATCTCATCCATTACGCTAACCTAAATGCCTTTAGATTCTTCTTTGGCGTATTTTTATTTACATCAACTGTTGTATTCTGTTTTGTAATAATACCAACACCTGCAGACTCTAATGCTCGTTCACGTTGCAATCTATCCCATGCATTTTCTGCCACACCTTTCTCATCCTTCTTAGGCTCTGGTGGCTTAGGAGGATTTAACAATTCTCGGGCACGTTGTTGACTAGCGGCAGTGCGACCATACGGGCTTTTCTTAAATGTTGCTTCTGCTACATTTTTCTGCCCATGCTTTTGTAATTCTGCCTGTAATGCTTGTAGTTTGTTAGGACTACGAGCAATAGCATTACGTATATCTCCAGCAATCTTTTTTGGTAACTTGCTTAATATATCGTTAACAATATCTTCTACTTGACTACGTTGTTGCCCTATGGCTGGATTCTTAGGAGATTTAGCTACTGCAGGCTCGTCATAGTCATCTTCTAATTCTAAGTTGGCAATATATTCTTCATAGGCTGCTTTATTTTGCATCCAACGATTGGCATTCTTTGTCAGCTGTGGAGCATTAAGGTGTTGACCTAATTTGGACAGTATTCTAGGAAGTTCATTGGCAATGTTGCCAAATGATCTTTTCATTTCTAACTCGCCATCAGCTTCAACTCCGCGCAGGAATTGTTGCAATTCAACAGTTCTACGAGTGTTATACTTACATAGGTCATAGAGTTCATTTTGTAGTCTACCTACATACATGCTCTGCACCCAACGTCCGCCAATGCCAGCTGCTACCATTCTAAATCCACGATCTAGTTCACCGTGATTTTCCATATACTTCTTGGCCTGAAACTTCATTGTGTCATAAACATTAGTAACTGGTTCACCAATGTCGTTGATAACAGCTCTTAGGGTGCTTTCAATACTAGTACCTTCTGTTACTCCTTGCTGTGCCTCTGCTTTCTTTACTAATGCAGTTAGATCTGCTATCATTTTCTTCCATGCAGGACTTT